CCTATGCTATTCCCCAATATCATCCTTGATGTTGCGAAAGGTTATAATAATGCTTATGTTTTAATCGAAGTTAATGATATAGGAGATCAGGTTGCAAGTATTATGCAATATGATTTGGAATATGAAAATATTCTAATGGCATCTATGAGGGGTAGAAATGGACAGATAGTAGGACAAGGATTCTCTGGTAAGAAGACTCAACTGGGTGTAAGAATGACATCAGCAGTTAAAAAGTTGGGTTGCTCTAACCTTAAAACTATGTTGGAGGATGATAAGTTAATCACCAATGACTATGAGGTTATTTCAGAATTAACTACATTTGCTCAGAAACATCAATCATTTGAGGCAGAAGAAGGATGTAATGATGACTTGGCAATGTGTCTTGTTATATTTGCATGGTTAGTTCAACAAGATTATTTCAAGGAAATGTCAGATAATGATATTCGTAAGAGGATATATGAAGAGCAAAAGAATCAGATTGAACAGGATATGGCACCATTTGGTTTTATACAGACAGGTTTAGAAACAGAAAGTTTTGTTGATGATGATGGTACTAGATGGCATACTGATGAATATGGTGATCGTTCATATATGTGGGATTATATGTAAGTGGATTTTGATGAACAGTTAAAGTTAGAGCATCTATTATTATCAGAACGCAAATGTAGGGTTTGTGGTAAAGTAAAAAATTTATTAACAGATTATTATCTAACTAGAAAAAGTAGAGGTGAAATACCATCATCATATTCATATGAATGTAAAGTTTGTACGATAAAGAGGATAGTTAAGAATAGAAAAAATAAGGCATTTAGTGATTGGCAATACCCAGATTGGTAATGTTCACGCATTGTTTCCCCGATGAAAATGCACCTTTGAATAAATAATTTCAGTATAAAAATGAAGATTCGGAGAGTAAAAGATGCCATTAAATTTAG